AGACACAGAAGGCTGTGGCATACTAAAGTAATGATTAACAGAAAGAAAGAACAAAAAAAGAGAGGAGACCCTATTGAAGACACTACCGAATGATTATCAAAATTTTATAGCACTCAGCAGATATGCTAGGTGGTTACCCGAAGAAAACAGACGAGAGACTTGGGAAGAGACTGTCGCTCGTTACTTCGATTTTATGGAGGAACACCTGAAAGAAAATACTAATCAGGAATTAGTTCCTAAGACTAGGAAGATGCTGGAAGAAGCGGTACTGAACCTTGAGGTTATGCCTAGTATGAGGGCGCTGATGACAGCAGGTCCAGCACTAGAGAAGAATCATATAGCTGGTTACAACTGTGCCTACCTGAGTGTAGACCACCCGAAGGCATTCGATGAGTGCTTATACATTCTTATGCACGGCACTGGTGTAGGCTTCAGTGTCGAAAGACAATTCATCAATAAACTGCCAGAGATACCTGAGCAGGTAGTAGAGGTTGACGATACTATTGTGGTACAGGATAGCAAGGAAGGCTGGCAGTCATCATTCAGAAAACTAATCAGTTATTTATTTGATGGTGAGATACCTAATTGGGACACATCTAAAATAAGAGCCAAGGGGTCAAGGCTTAACACGTTTGGTGGTAGAGCCAGTGGTCCTGAACCACTACTTGATTTGTTTCACTTCTCTACTAACATCTTTAGTAATGCCGCGGGTAGGAAACTAAATTCATACGAGTGTCACAGACTGATGTGTAAGATAGCAGAGGTTGTAGTAGTTGGGGGTGTTCGTAGGTCAGCACTTATCAGTCTATCTAATCTAACTGATGACAGGATGCGTAATGCTAAGACTGGTCAGTGGTGGATAGACACTCCAGAAATGGCACTGAGTAATAACTCTGTCTGCTATACAGAGAAACCTGATATGGGTATATTTATGAAGGAATGGATAGCACTCTATGATTCTAAATCAGGTGAGCGTGGCATCTTCAATAGAGAAGCCGCAATAAAACAGGTGGCTAAGAGTGGTAGGAGAGATACCGAACACGAGTTTGGATGTAACCCCTGCTCAGAGATTATACTCAGGGATGGACAGTTCTGTAATCTGACGGAGGTGGTGATCAGAGCAGAAGATACACAGAAGGACATCAAAAGAAAGGTCAGACTTGCTACTATTTTAGGTACATTTCAAGCATCTTTGACTAACCTCAGAAGATTAAGGAAGAAATGGACAGTAAATACAGAAGAAGAGGCTTTGCTCGGGGTGTCATTAACTGGTATAATGGATAATACTTTTATGAACGGAAATAATAAAGGTGTGGCTATGTGCGAATGGAACAGTGGCAAACTAAGTCTTCCAGATTTTCTGTTATCCTTAAAGAGAGAAGCAATAAAGACTAATAAGGAATGGGCTGGTTTATTAGGAATCAATCATTCTACGTCTATTACCGCTATAAAACCTAGTGGTACTGTCAGTCAACTGGTGGACTCAGCGTCAGGTATTCATCCGAGACACAATGATTACTACTTGCGTAGGGTTAGGGCGGACATTAAAGACCCTATCGCACAACTGATGAAGGACGAGGGTGTGCCTTGCGAGCCTGATGTTATGAAACCAGACAGCGTTAGTGTGTTTACATTTCCTATGAAAGCACCTAAGGATGCAGTATTGAGAGATGATAAGACAGCTATAGAACAGTTAGAACTATGGCTCATCTATCAGACATACTACTGTGAACATAAACCTAGCGTAACTATCAGCGTGTGTGAACACGAATGGATGCAGGTTGGTGCGTGGGTGTACGAGAATTTTGATAAAATTAGTGGTGTTTCGTTCTTACCACACTCAGACCACAGTTATCAACAAGCTCCATATGAGGACTGTACTGAGGAAGTTTATCTTGAGGCTCTTGCTACTATGCCTGATTCTGTTAACTGGGATAGAATCAAAGAATACGAACTCTCAGACACTACAAGAGGTATGAAAACTATGGCGTGTACTGGGGATGTATGTGAAATGGTAGATTTAACTGAAGAAGATAGGGATATAGAATGAACTTTATAAAACAATATTTATTGGTATTTTTAGTGTGTATGTTATTTGCTATATTATTAGCAGGGTGTGATACTATTGATAATAAGATAGACTTAATGAAAAGTGAACATCAGCTTACGTGTTCACCAGCAGATTCATCTATGTGTGTAGGGTGGGAGGTATGAAACTGGTGTTTAATTTTCTTTATTTATTATTAGCATCAACTAGTACAGGCTGTCTAATCTATGTTGTTATGTGGCTAGAGGCTCTGAGAAAAGGATGGTTGGTATGAAAGAGAAGTATGGTCGGGCAGTTATGACAGTATCTGAACAAATGCAAGAAGAATTAGAACCACTATCAGAATCACTACCAGATTTAGGTGAAGAAGCTGAAGATGAAATCTTAATATCTACTGGAAAGATTGATTCCGTTGATGAAAAATTAATGGAGTGTGTATATAAAAAAGAACTAGGTTCTGACTTTGAAACAACGGATAGTGGCGTAGCCATTGGAGTTCATAAGGCGTGTTTATATGAAAGTAAATTTAGTTAGGAAACTTTGGAAAGAGAGGGTGCAGATACCTATCCTACAGAAACAAGTAGATAAAACACTGCGAGAGATAGATGTTAAACTTAACAATAAAAGGAGTAAAAAACAAATGAAAGAATATATAGATAAGGTTCTAAAGAATAAGTCGCTGACGGTGTTCCTTGCGATTGTTGCGGTGGTGTTGTTATTTAGTTGGATCGAAGGATAATAAACAAACTCCATCTAAAAAACACTTGGGGTCTCGTTCAAATGGGCGGGACTTCCCAACGTTATACGCAAATCAGGAGTAACGATACTAATATACAACATATAAAGGAGAGAGAGAGAATGAATGAAGACTTTACTAAAGACTTAAGTATAGCACACGTATTAGAAGAAAGAATTATGGATTGTTGGGGTGTAACCTCAGACATCAAACTGGCATATGAGGAGTATTTAGACTCTCCTGACAGTATGGACGAGGACGAACTCAGCAATATACTTATAGGTATTGATTACTTATACAATAGAAAGTTTAAGAGACTGTGGAAAGCATTTGAAGACGTGTGCGAACACGGAGGAGTCTGGTTAGATGAGGACTTGGTGAAGATGTCCAAGAATGTACCAGACCGCTTAATAGACGAGGACGACCTCAGCTATAATGATGTCAAGGAAGGGAATAGATAAGAGAATGACATTAACAAGTAATGCCTCACGAGTAATTATAGATCGCCTCAAACACAGAGGTTCGGGTCTGGGCGTTCGTGTGGGAGTGAAAGCCGCGGGCTGTTCTGGATATGAATATACTATGGAATATGTAGATTCATTAAATAGTGATGATATTATATTTAAAGATAGAGGAGTGAGTATTATTGTTGATGCTAAAAGTCTACGGTACTTGTCGGGTACAGAATTAGACTATCAAAGGAAGGGTCTTAATGAGGGTTTTGAATTTTATAATCCTCAAGTTAAGGCAGCGTGTGGATGTGGAGAGTCCGTAACATTTAATTAAGGAGTAAATTATGGCGTATAGTAAACAAGTTCTAGACCACTATGAAAACCCACGAAACGTAGGTGTTCTAGACAAAGATGATAAGAACGTGGGTACTGGAATGGTGGGAGCTCCTGCCTGTGGAGATGTAATGAGATTACAAATAAAGATTAATGATGTTGGTGTTATTGAAGACGCTAGATTCAAAACCTATGGTTGTGGTTCTGCTATAGCCTCATCATCATTACTCACTGAATGGGTCAAGGGTAAGACACTGGCTGAAGCATCCAAGATTAAGAATACTGATATTGTGGAGGAGCTGGAACTACCCCCAGTAAAGATTCACTGCTCGGTTCTAGCTGAAGATGCAATCAAGTCAGCTATACAAGACCTACAAAATAAGAGAGATTTACCCCTACCTCAGGTATAGGTGACACCGAGAAGTCCTCGAGAATCGAAGATTTGGAGCTCGAATTTTAACAAAATTAAGGAATTACCTATGAATGATAAGAAAATCATCGAAGCATTGAATAGTCTTCACTATGACTTTGAACTTATGGACGATAAGTTTTCTAGGTATGATGCCTTCGATAAAGAGCGTGGGATTATGCTAGAGATTAAATGTAGAAATAAACACTATCCCGATACTCTATTAGAGAGGAGGAAGTATGATTGGAATAAGAAGTTTGCCAAGGACCACGACTTAGATTTTCTATATGCGGTATCTATGCCCACAACTAAACCCAATAACTATGTGGTCTATGTCTTTGATCCTATTAATATGGAAGAGATAGATGATTATGATTTTAAATGGCACATAAAAAAACTCCCTCAGAACACGCAGTTCAAAGGGAGAGAATGGATTGATAAGGAAGTAGGTTATCTAAATGTTGATGATGCTATTCTGTCATTTTCTGAGACTACTATTCACTAAATTCTTGGTGTCCTTTTAGGTGACGACTCCTAAAGGCTTTATTTAAGTCTTCTCTAGATATTTCTATACTTGGAATAGAGTGTTGAAGTTCAGGAGGATCACCTGTTATTCTTTCTTTTAGTATCCCAAACAAACCACCCGCATTTACTAAATCTGCTAGTGCTTTAAAAATAATATTACTGGGATTATTAAAATTATATTTTGTGCTTTCTGGTTTCCACTCAACTGGACCACCAGCAGGATCTATATAGAACGTACCCCTACCTAAAGTATTTTGATACGCTGTCTCAGGACTATTAAAACCGTGTTTAGTAACTGGAATCCCCAAACTATTCTTTGCTGGTTTTTTAGGATCTGGGTTACTACTATCATAATCGGAATAATCTACATCACCTTCCAACATACCTTCTTTAGTAGGTCTGAGTCTGTTTTGTCTTATTTCATCTAGAATAAAACTCTTCATCCATTTTTGTTGTTCTATGGATTCAGGAGAATTTTGGTCTATTCCTAAAGTAGCACCTATAATTGTACTAACATAAGGTGATATGTTTTCTTTCCGTCTCTTATTTCCATACTGCAAAGCAAACTCAGATAGCATACCTATAGGATTCAGAATATTCATATCTTTTTATCCTTTAGCCATTAGTGTTGAAAAACAGCTGCTTCATATTCTTCCATCTGTTCACCTAAGTCTTGTTGAATTTGCTCACGAGCCACACCACCTTTAACAGCAATTAAAGCAGGTATACTTCCTACGAGTATATCTGTAAATTTCTGTACTAACGTAGTATCTGACATTCCTCCTCTTTTAATTTTACTTAACCTTTCTAGTTTATAGAACTCGTCTAGTGCGTTTAAATCGCTGAGTAAAATTTTAGTCATCAGTTTATCTGCTGCACTACCTCTTTTTCCTGACCATATCCGAGAAGACATAATAAGAGCTTTCTGTGGAGGGCTTATAATCGGTCTTCTTATAATTGAAACTACGGCTGTTAAAGGTATTCCTGTCTTCTTCTCAATTACATCATAGATTGGGTTCATAGGCATATTAGCAACCTTTTCTATTGAAATTTTATTTATTCTATCAGTTAACCTAGCAAAAGCCCTTAAATCATTCTGGTAGCCCTTACCCATTATCCTTTGTACGGTATATGTGTTTTCAGAGTCCATAAGCCATTTTAGAGAATCTCTTCTAAGACCTATATTATCTAGAAATTGTCTTCTAAGGGTATTCTGTACAGCACCTCTAATTTCCACTGGCAACATTCTGATATCATTCGTAATTTTAATTAAACTATCTCTATTATTTATCATATCATCTACAAGTTTTGATGGTTGAAACGCTTCTACCCCAGTGCTCCTATCTCCATATTTTACAGCTAGGAAATGTTCTCCTACTATCTTCTCTTGTGCTTTAAACTCTTTATTAAGATTATTTACTCTTAATGACAAGTAACCCTCAGTTTTAAGAGATTCCATCAATTCTTCTCTCAAGCCCGGAATCATATCAATAACTTCTGATTTGTTTTTCATTATTGTTTTGAACTTAGCAGGATTTAAAGCATTATCTACAAATCCATTCTTCCACACTTCAGCTAAAAAAGCATTCTTAGCAATATCTAATCCTTTAGTGCCTCCAACAACATTTAAAAAATCTGTCAGCGCCTCTGCGTTTGATACGATAACAGGAGCAATTTTCTCTGCATATTTAGCACTCGATATCTCTTTTATACCCTGCTCAGTAAAAGGAAGACCAATAAATTTATAATAATTCATATCTGCTACATCTAATGCAGCACTATAAGCTCCGGGAATTTTTGTTCTAGCATCATCTAAAACACCCTTTAAATCTTCTAGTTGATATCTAACATCAGCAGAAAGTTTTCTTCTCAGTTGTTTATTTATCGCTTTTTTCAAAGAATCTACATTAGCAAAACTCATCTCAGAAAATATTTCTTCTTTAGTTGTTGTTGTTTTACCTGCTGGTCCTTCTGTCTTTGTAACCTTTATTTTAGGTTTTAAGAGATTATTAATTTTACTATGAATTGGTGTCCCTTGACCGAACTTATCGTCTAGACGTACAGACTTCACATAAGCCCAGATTTGTTCTACACCCTCTGGAGGCATAAAGATTTTATTTTTTTCAGCTCCTTTTAATATTGTTTCGTATTCTATGCTCCTCAGAGCTTGAGCTGTTTTCTTTTTAGCTCTGACTAAGTTCTCAATTTTTAGACCTAGTTCTTCTTTAGTAAGTTTAGGCATATAAGAAACGCTTAAATCTTCAATTCTAGAATTTATTGCTTCAATCCGTTGTTTGAGGATATCTGTCTGAGACCTTAGAGATTTAGTTATCACTTCCGGAGAAACTTGCGCTTCTAATGCCTTACCCACAATAGGAGAACCAAATAATTCATTACTCTTAGATATTATTGCAGCCTCAATTTTAGCCAGTTCTGCATCAACCTTAGCCCTCACTTGAGGGTATTTTCTAATTAATTTATTAAGTTCACCTACTACTACAGGATTATCAGTTAAAGTTAGGAAGAACGGGATATCTACATCATCAAAATAATGAGATATCTGTCTAAAGTCATCCACAATTTTTTCTACATCCTTTTTCTCTGCCTTAGCAATTTCTTTTAAGACATTTCTAGTGTTTGCAATAGCAAATTTCTGTTCATAAGTTGAAGCTGTTGATTTAAGATGTGACCAACTTTTGCCTTGCAGTATACTAGTTGCACCGGATGCTAACCTGTTAGTAAAGTTTTGTGTTTTATATCCTGTGAAAAGAGCTGTTCCCACACCTACTAGAGCACCTGCCATTTCAGGATTTTCCACACCAAGAAAATCTGCTCCAAATTCTTCGAGCTCACTAGCAAGTACAGCGGAAGACGAAGAACTAACACCTATACCAAACCATCTAGCAGCATTAATAGCACCTCTAACACCAAATTCCAGTAAATTTTTAGTGCCTCCACTTAGTAAATTTATAGGGTCAGTCATCATCCTATTACCCATACCAAAAATAGCCTGTGTTTGGTCTTCTGGTAGTAAATCTAAATCAGGCTTATCCCAACCAAAAATATTAGTCAGAATAGTTGAAGACTCTTCTGAATGCTTTCTAAAATTTTTATGGTATTCTTCTACGAGTTCTGTACCTACTCCGGGCTTATCGAGTGCACTACCTTCTTGGACCGTAGAAATATCTTCCCATATTTTAGACCACACTGAACTATCACCTACAGATCTGAAGAAAGAGTACATATCGCTCGCACCTAGTCTTCTCTGCGTTCCTTGGAAACCTGCATATTCTAGTATGTTTCCCGGTGGTACAGTTAATTGGTTTCCATCTTTGATACTAAGGTTTAAACTTTCATCGTTCTGTAGAGCACTAAGCATATCTGCTTGAGACATATCATCTGGAAACTCAACCTTCTGACCTAAATAATCTACTGTTTGTGGCATATTAATTATCCTTTAGTTAAATAGCAACTCGATCGAACCCGTTAGTTTCTGGATTAAATCTGAGAATAAAACCACCGATAGGAATAGTTCTATGGGCAAAAGTCGAATCCGGAAGGTTTGTATAACCTATTTGTTCCGAAAATTCCTTCATTATATCACTCTTGTTATTATAAGCATCAACTTGCTCTTTTTCATATATGCGTAGAACCTTTAGGAAAGCCGCGTGATGCTCTGGTGTTTTAACACCTGTGAAGAAACTGTTTATACCATCCCATAGATTTTCTGCAAAACTACCCGCTTTGGCAATTCTCTCTATTTCTGATACCGCTAATCTCTTACTAGCAAATATTTGTTGGATTAATCCTTCTGCCAACTTTTCAGCAGCACCAGAACCTGCTGTAGCTTGTGCGAAGTTACTTATAGCTGTATCAATCGTATCTAATTTATCGGCATTAACATTTCTACTTATACGTACATCATTAAATAATGCGACACCTATTTGTGCAGTTGTTGATGCCGCTGCTACGTCTTCTTTCTGTTTCTGTAATTTTTGTATGAACCGTTTACTACCTTCTGACGGACCATACTCTTCAATCAAATCATCTCTTAGAACGTGATAAGCTCTACTTTCAGCACTCCCTGTAGGTGAAGCACCAAAGTCACTTATCATATAACCACTATTATTAAGACCAGCTAATGTATTTATATTGGTAGCTGCCCCGCCGCTATCTTTAGCTTGATCACTAGCCTTAGCTTGTTGACTAAGGTACGCAGCAGTAGGACCTTCACCATATGCAGAGCCGTCTCTAAATTCAGAGCCCGCGTTTTTCCATTTAAAATTGTAGTATGCTTGGTCATCTTTTGCTATCTGACCATCTACAACTGTTGTTACTGGAGCAACAGCAGCAGTAGCAGCAGCAGCAGGAGGTTTATATCCTTCTGCCATCAGAGGAGTAGTTTTACAATTCTGACCTTTCTCATCACAAATACGAGAAGCCCAAGTCATAGCACCTGTTGTATTTTCGGGGACACCTATCTCTATAAGTTCACCTTTATTTATCGCATATTCAACAGCTTCTCTATCAACCTTTAATTTATCAGCAAGGTCTGATATCCTAGTTTTTTCTAATTCTCTCCTATATGCGAGTTCTTCGGTATTTTGTGCAGCTTGTGCATCATAATGCTCACCTATTTTTATATCTCTAGCCTCTTGTAATACTATTTTTTCAGCTTGTTGTCCTAGTTCTGTATCTCCTTGTGTTTTACTAACTAAATCTCTAGCCTCTTGTAGTTCTAGTCCTGTAGCTCCTTGTGTTTTACTAACTAAATCTCTAGCCGCTTGTAGTTCTAGTTCTGTATCCTTATGTCCTAGTTCTATAGCTTTAACACTCATATCTCTATACTGTTGGGCGAACTTCTGACCTATGTCTGGAAAACCAGCCTCTATAAATTTACGTGCTAATATTAGAGAGTTTTGAGGGTCGTTGGGGTCTAAATTACGACTCTCTTCCATAATATTAGTAATCAATTCAGCTTTCTCTTCTTCTGGGGTTTTCAACCCAGCCATACGAGCGAGACCCGATGTTATCATACCACCCGCTAAAGTATTGGCGTATACACCCACTCTTCCTCTTGTGAGCTGGGCGACTTTAAGAGCACGATCTCTCATATTAGTGTTCTCTCCTGATGCAACATCAAAAATATTTGCTCCTTCCCCAAACATCGACTCTGCCATAATATTATCCTTTATTTACTTTAAACATTACTCATAATTGATGATAGAAAATCACCATAACCACCACCAGAAGTAGCGGAACTTCCTCTATATCTAGACGCGTCAGCCAACATACCTCCGTAGAAACCTGCTCTTGTATCAGTATAGTCTTGTCCACCCTCTCTTATTCCCCGCATATTTCTATCTGTGTGCAAGCGTGAACCTACCAGACTACCTACGTCTATTTGAGGTGTCAGCATACCTGCTGTACTTCTACTCGCTTCACCATATCCTATATCTTCAGCTCTTAGCATATTTCTATAATTCATACCAGTACCCATAGATTCCAACTGTTCTTGCAATCTACGCTTATTTACTGATTCACCTAAAGATAAGTTTCTATAATATTCTTGCGTTCCTCCGAGACCCTGTGAGAAAGATAACTCATCTGCTTGTTGTTGATTTCTTCTGTCTCTATCAGCATTAAAAGCATCGAACCTTTTCATCTGCTCTTGTTCCATAGCATATGGGTCGCCTTGCATCCTCTGTAACTCTGCATTTGCTGCTGCACCAGCACCTAAGAATCCTTGCAACTGAGCTTGAAACTCAGGTGATAGGGTCTGTAAAATCTTTCTAGTCTCCGGGTCGAACTCTACGTCACCCGCAGGACCATAGCTACTCCAAGGTAGAGACCTCTCGTATGCTATCGTGTTCTGTTTCACTTGCCAATCTCTGCCTTCTCTATAGATATCGTTTATTTTACCTCTAGATCTCCCAGCCAGAAGACTACTTAATAATCCACCAACATCTATACCAGAACCTCCAGCACCTCCGGGCATATTCTCACTCGCTCGTGTTCTACCACCAGAAGTAGACTGACCTGCAGCACTAGAAGTATATTGACTTGATGGTTGGTATGCTGTTGATGATTGATATACTGACATTTCTCTATCTCCTAATTATTATGCTGTGCGTTTCCAAAAATAAACCACAATGTATGGTTGTACAATGTCGTGTGTATGTGCGCCACCACCGCCAGTATCAGCTAAAGGTGGGGAATTCGCAGGGTTGTTAGTATCTGCATACGCTTTTGACTCGTGTGTACGAATTGGGTTAAAAGCCTCTTGATAAGCCCAATTTGTGTGCGTATGAGCTGGCATCTCAGCAACTGTTAGTGTGTGGCTGTCTGTCTTAGCACCACCAGTCTCTTCTACGACATCAAAATCAGTATCACCAGAATCTAAGCCTATCAGTACCTTACCTGCCCCAAAAGAAGTCCAAGTCGTTCCACCTATCGCTGTGACAACTGCTGCTGAATTAGCATAAGCTACAGTCGTAGTGAATATTGAACCTATTGGATAAGCGGCTGCATTAAGAGCGCTTGCTGCTGTAGTTACAAATGCTGTAGTAGCCAATCGTGTAGTATTATTCCCTGCTGATTGTGTAGGTCCAGTTGGTACTCCAGTAATAGCCAATGTTCCAGCTACCGTTCCATTATTTATAGCAAAGTCCTCCGTTGCATCGCCATTTAGGTTCGCTTTTGAATTAACCGCTGTTCGTACTGTTGTAAATTCAGTATTAAATTCAGAGCCGGAAATTACTTTCGCAGCATCACTATCTGCTAGTGCATCCTTCCCTGACCAGTTTACTGCTAAAGTATAATCGCTCATCGTATTTTCCCTTCTTTATGTAATAATGTTAAATCTTGAATTGAAGTATCATAACCATTTGATTCTATAGATATAGCAATCTTCAAATGTTTGGCACTCCCTGTTAGTGGGGTTTTATATTCCCGTAATCCATATATAGGTGTATATTTTGACGAAGCTGGGTGTACTGCTGCATCGTGTGTATGTGAAACTGTTGTTGCTCCATATAAGGCTGTAGATGCACCCCACAATGCTGTCGAACCTGTAGTTGCAGGTCGTAAGTTAATAGAGGTTGTCGTTGATGGTGTCGAACTAAAGTCCTTATACCATTTCAAACCGAGTGTAGCACCAGAACCACCTTCTAATACTAATATCATTCTTTTTAATAGTGCTGAAGATACTGATTCTCCTAAAGTAAGCCATACAGATGTTACATCACTTGTGAATGGAGAATTAGTATAAGATGCAGCACTACTTACCCAAGCCAAATCTGTGTCAAAATATCCCTCATACCCAGCAATACTCCCATCTTTCTGTCCTACCAATAGACCACTAAATTTCCTCGTATAAGTTAAACTTGCGGGTTCTCTATCTGAGTCGAAAGTCCAAGTCGTTACTCTCGGTACTTTATTTGGAGTGAAGTGTTTAAAATCAAAAACATAATTAATGTTCTTGTCTACAAACGACATAATATATATACCTTCATTCTCTACATAAACTGATTTAATATTCGTACTCTGCCCTATATTTCTAATTAGTGTATCTTTAATATTCTGTGATATATCTAGCAGAGGAACTTTATCTTTCTCAGAAGTACGCGCCAGAGACCTAAGACCAGTAGCAGATAAGAAGACTAAATCATCACCTATATTCTGTACTGAATCTCGAGCTATACATCCTACACCACGAATAACTTCATTAAGTTTCATACTACCCACAATATGGGGACTCTCGTATAGCACTATATTATTTCTACCGAATATTGCGAGCATACCATAAAAGGGCGCTATCGCTATAATGTCATCCTTACCCCATACCTTCTTTAAATCGAAAGAACCACCACCACTTGATGTAGTAAAATCATCACTATCCAATAAAGCAGAATAATGTAAGACATCTTTCTCTTCCTCTACTCCTCCTACCCACATACGACCATAGAAACCCGCTGCACAACTAGGTTTAAATTCCGCTGTCGTTACTGTTGGGGGTCTATCACCATTTACAAAAGCCGCCCATCTAGAACCAGAACTTAAAGCTCCATCATATCTCTGAGGTACAATTCCTGTATGGAAACAATGGAGTCTATTATTGAAGTTTACAAACTGCCAATCACCCGTTGAATTTGCTACAGTATGTTTAACATCAGCACCACTACTAGGAAAGGCTGCGTTAGGTGTAGTAAAATCCATTGTATATATAGATGTACCGTGACTAGCAAATATCTTATCTGTTCCTTGGTCGTTGTGTTCTACTATAGAACCTATCGCTGTACCTGAAGGAACTACTTTCTGTTTCAATCCTTTTCTGAAAGATATTCTTCCAGACTCTCTGAGAACAATATTATCAGCAAAAGTCAACCAAGATGAATCTAAAGTTGATGAATTATTCTGAGTATTTAATCCATTGAGACCAAAGTTAGGTAGTGGTTGATATGATAACTGTTTAGCCATTATACAACGAACCAATCCAATTCATATTTAGCATTACCACCATCAAGCATAATCGCCTGATTGATTGAATTTGTAGCTTCCTGAGCCGCTATAGAACTTTGTGTTCCACCATCTTCACCACGCTCTGCGATAGCTTTAGCCCACGCTCCGAGAACAACGGGCTTATCCGGTACTTTTATAACTGTAGAAGCAGTTGTTAATTCATCCTGATACTTTACAATATCAAACGATATCGTCTGAGCTTCAATAGGTATAGGAGATAAATCCACCTTTAAATTATTTGAACTATCTGCACCATTAAACCCATAGTAAGTAGGTTCACCTGTTGGGTCAGTAGGGTACATAATGCTATTCAAATAATGTCTAGTTACTTGAGATAATTGATAACCAGTAGAATTATTTATAACATCTAATACTTTAAACTCCTGACCAGAACTCAGATTATAATTCTTAGTTGCAGCCACAGTAGATATATCAACAGTCTCTCTGAGGACCAACCAATCGTGATAAGACTCTACACTTCTTTTAGCATCATTGACTAAAGAACCTATGACCTTCTGGTAATCTGTAATTGTAGTTGAATCATTTATAGCACCGGACCAATCAGAAGATATAGTTTCCTCTCTAAGTCTTATTAGAATCTCGTTAATTAATCCTCTAAATGTCATCTTTTACTTCCCCTTTGCAAGTTGAGCTCCAAAGTAGAACTCTATAATCATAGTAGCCCACTGAAATATCTCATCAAACTTCAACATTCCTTCTACTATTACATACTCTATCTTATCTGGTGTTACTTGTAATCCTAAGAAACTAAACCCTTTGATTACTGTTGGTATAACTGTAGGAACATCAAAGTATACTGGTCCAACTTGAGTGAATATAACTAAACCTAAGATTACTAGAATTATAATTCGTCTATTCCAAGCAGCCATAGGGCTTTCTTTATCTGCTCTGTCTCTAGCTTGATTTATAGAATCATTCCTTACTTGGAGTGATTGTATCATCAGCTTCTGATTTTCTGATGCTGCTTGACTCTTTAGTGCAAATAGTTTTGCTACAAACCCTAAGAGTATTGGTGCGACACTAGTGAGAAGTGCTATCATATAGTAACTCTTAGTGCTTCTACAATTCCAATTTGAGTAACAACATAGAAACTAATAGCACCATAGACACTCCATTTAACCTGTAACATACTATTGTTAATCTTTTGAATACACTTATTAGTATCTTCAATACGACTGAACAACTTGGTTATTTGAGAATCGTGTCTATCTAGTGTAGTTTCTATTCTTGCCATTCTATCTTCATAATCTAACATACTCACCCTTATCCTAGTTTCTTATCTGAGTTATTTTTCTTCTTCTTCTTAGTGTTACTCTGATTAATTTGCTTCTTAATATTATTCAGTTGAGTCTTAATCTGCTTATTCTGCTTTACTAAAGTAGCATTAGACTTCTTTAGTTTCTCTGATGTATTTGTAAGTTTATCAACTTGTAATGCTGTGGTTGTAAGTGCCTTCATAACCTGCTGTAGATTCATTTCCATACGCACTTGGTTTTCTATAACTGCTTTCTGATTGGACTGTTGGTACTCTGTGTACATAGTATTTACTCTATGGTCTATACCACTTACATACCAGAGAATTGCACCAGCCTGTATTGCTACTGCAAGGATTATCGCCAGAGGTACTCTCATTCCATTCATAATTTAATAACTATA